ACATCCAACAATCGCATCATCAGAATTAGCAGTCAAAATCGTTGTTGCTGAATTTGTAATCTGCTGACCTGTTCGTTCAAAATCCTGTGCCATTTTTTTCCTCCGTTAGAGAGCTATCGCCATCGCTGTTGCGAAACCTTTTGAAGCTCCATTAGTTATTTTACTTACATCTATTGCATTTACAGCTAATGTTATTGTGCCTGATGTTGTAATTGGCGTACCACCTACTGTAAATTCTGATGACCCACTATCTGCAACTGCAACGGAACTAACTGTTCCTGTATATTGAGGTTGCACTTGTGAAAATGTAATATTTACTGCACCTATACTACCAGAATTATCTGTTGTACATAAGTAAATTTTATCTGCGTTTGTTGTTCCTTCTTGAACAATAACTAATTGTCCTGCTAATTCTGCAACTGTATTAAAATCTGGATCTCTTGAAGCTGCACCACTTGCTGGAACAACATAAATACCATTTTCAGTTTGATCCGTTTGATCTTTAACTAAAACCTTATCATCGGTAGCTAAAGTAATTCCGTCTAATGTATCTCCATTTTCTAGGGCATTAGATAAATTAACATTTGCTGTAGTTGCTACTCTTGTAATAATTCTTGATTTTAAACCAGCTACTAAATCATCTACATAGCTTTTAGTCGTTACGTCAGAAGCACCAGAAGGTGTACCCATTCCTGTAATTGTACCACCTGTAATCGCTATACTATTAGCTGCTTGTGTTGCAACCGAACCTAATCCTAAAGAGGTTCTGGCAGTTGCTCCTGTTTCGGCAACCCAATTAGAACCTGATCCAACAATAAAATTACTATCTGTTGTTGCTAATCCTGCAATGTCTGCAAGTCCTGCATCATACGCTTGAACATCTGAACCGATTGCTAAACCTAAATTCGTTCTTGCAGAAGAAGCTGAAGCCACATCGTTTAAATTATTTGCTTTAACATTCTTTGCGTCTAGTTGAGTTTGTATATCTGCACTTACACCATCTAAATATCCTAATTCTGTAGAAGTAACATCTGAAACCGCAACTTTACCTGAACTATTAGAAATTAAAGCTCTTGATGCTGTTAAGTCTGAAGAAACAATAGTAGTTGCTGCTCCAGTTATGGTAGCTGCTTTAGCATCTAACTGTGTTTGAATATTTGAACTAACTGTATTTAAGTATTGAAATTCTGTTGTTGATACTGTTCCATCACCAATTTTTGTAGCTGCAATTCCTGTTGGAATAGAATCATTAGTTTTAGATAATGCTGCAATATAAACTGTAGTAATCGCTTCACTTGAAAGTGAGCCACTATCCCAAGTTACATTGACTGTAGTGTTTGTTGAAAATGATGAACTTGCAATCGTTCCATAAATTGTTCCTGGAGTCGGTGCAGTTAATTTAATTCTTCTTCCTGCATGATAAACAGAAGTAACATCCACACCTGCAATCGTAAATGAAGTTGAACTTGCATAAGCATACGTTACACTTGCATCGCCATCTCCATATTCAACCCATTGCGAATCATTAAACCAATCTCTAGTATTTTTCATTAATGCTCTTAAAGCATTATTCAAATTACTAGGTAACATTCCTTCGCCAACATTAATGGTATTTAAGGAAGTATTACTGGCTTGGGTTGTTGAGTAATCTTTTATATTTGTTGTCATTTTTTATTCTATAAACCAAGAAAACACTTTTGGGTTTTCATCATTGTTTTTGTTTATTAATGTATTAGCAGCTTCTTCAATTTGTCTTTGAAAATACTCTTGGTGTTCCATAGCGTATCTTACATTATCAATATTAACATTATCAGCCATTATCTTTGTCCTGCTTTAGTTGCTACAAAATCAACACCTTGTGCATGAGTCCAAGTTGATCCTGCTGCTATTTTAACATTTGCTCTAACATATCTTCCTGATTGTCTAACTGGAACTGTACCACTGGTAACCATTGAACTATAAGAAGATGTGGTAGCATCATCTGCTAATCGTTCCCTTGTTGTAATTGCAACAGTAGCTGTTGTATCTACAATGGGTCTGACTTCCGTTATATCTGATCTCAATCCAGGAAACAACTCTATTTCTGAAGTTTCTATTTCTACATCATTTGTATTTCCAGAAAAAATAGCTGCTTTATAATCACCATCTATAGCCCCTAAATATAATTGTCCTCCATCCCAAAACGAAGTATCTAAAGCAATATTTATATCATCTAAATTTGAAGATATTAAATCCATCATTTCAACGGTATAAGCTCCAACGAATTGAGTAAAAATAGCACTTGCGTTTGCTTTAGCAAAAGACCATTTTTCTGTAACATAATTATAAACTAATAGTTTATCACATATTCCTGTTGTGTTTGCTTCATTGTCTCCACTAGGATATAGCCAAATGGCTAAAGTATTAAAAGGATCAACTGCTGCTACAATTCTATCAGTATAAGCTTTATCTAAATCTATATCAAAAAAACGATTTACTTTTTCTGCACCAATAGGTTTAATTTGATCTCCATTTACTTCAAAGAAACCATCGTCTGCATAAAAGAAAACTCTACGATTATCTTGGCAAACTGTTTTTCCATAAACCGCACCTCTATTAGGTGATACTACGGAAAATCTAAATACTGTTGCTCCGCCCACATAGTCCATACGAACTATTTCATTTTGTCTAAAAATATAACCATACTCTCCAGACGTAATCGCTACAATTTGTCCGCCTGATCCTGGTAAGTCTTGATAGTCGGCTTGTTTTGATCCTGCTGTCCAAGTGGTAATATCATTAATCCCTGACCATTGAACTCTATTACGATTTGATGTTTGATTACCTGTTACTAAAAAATCTCTTACCACTCCTGAAGTTCTAAAGACAGGAGGTGAGCCATCAGTCGCTATAGAGGATAGTGCCGCAAAATTTGTGGAAGTTCCCATTAAATAATATTGGGGTGCATCCACACCATTACTAACAATGATGTAATCTCCAAATTGAGTTAAAGTGAAAAAATCTGTATCACCTCCAGTTAAGCTAGATTTTCTTGAAGTAAAAGCTCCTGAAGCTAATTGCCAAATATCTGTTTTAGTTGTAGCAAAATTATAACTGGTATTATTTGTTGATCTAAATGAACCAGCTCCTTTGGAATTTTTACTAATATTACCCACCGTACCTCCTCCTGTAGAAGCACTATAAGCTACTAAAGAAGGAAAAGGTTTATAGCTCCTTGCAGCATAATAAACATTTTTTGCTGTATTAGAACCAGGATTCATAAATTTAGGTTGGTCTGGTAGCCATTCACCAAAAGGTAATTGCATATTTTTTCCTATTCATTATTTGATACAACACCCACAGTATTAGGTTGAAAAGGAGCAGCCACCGTAACATCCGAAACAGCTCTAAGTGGTGATCCACTCCAAGCATCTTCTCTGTCATTTCTTTCTACTCTTTCCATATATGTTGTATAAAGTTGTAACCAATTTTGTAATTTAGTTGGCTCTATTCCTCCTAAAAAATTAGCTGCATGGTAAAGGCTACCATATAAATAAATTCCAGGATGAGTTGTTAAAATATAATTTGTAGGTTCTGATCCAGATAAAGGAGTAAAAGCTTTGTAATAATTAATAGTTGCTGTGTAAGTAGCGTCAGGAGTTGGTGCAAATCTAAAATTATCTCCTAAAATAGTATAGCGTAAAGGTCGGCCAGAAGTTGAACCAGCCATTGTTTGATCCATTTGAGTTGGAGTCATATAGGTTAAAGAATATTTAGATGATCCTGAAACAATATAAAAATCTCTGACTTGTAAAAATCCTGTAGGTAAAGCTACTGTTTCGGCTGTAATAGAATAATCAGTTTTAGATTCAATCATCTTTCTAATTCTAAGTTTAGAATTATAATCTGCTTCTACTAATTTAATAAAATCATCTGATATTTCTGTTGTTAAATCAGATCGGTTTAACCAATTTGCAATAGATGCTTTTAATTCTGTATATGTTGATAATGCCATTATCTACTCCTATTTAATCTTCTTAGTGTCATTGCTAATCTAGCCCTTCTTCCTAACTTGCCACCTTTTTTAGAAGCAGCTTTTAATTTCTTTAAAGGAATTTTTTTTCCCTTTTTAATGCCTAAAGATTTTCTTAAAGCTCCAGGTTTTTTAATTGCTCCTTGAATCCAATTTTTAGCCATTATAAATTTCCTTTTGCTGTTTTAAAATATTGATATTCTCCACTATTGAGCTTCTTTTTTAAAATTTTATTTTGTTCATCTTTAGGAATAGCCCACCAATTATTTTGCCCATTATATTCTTTAGCCCAAATTTGCAAAGCTAAAATAGGAATGGAAGCTACTCTTTTTAATTCTCTACTAGGAGAATAACCATCATTAGAATTATAAAGTTCTTTATTGTGTTTAAGGTGGGAATCAATATTAAGTTCTTCTTTTATGGCAATTTTCTTTTCTAATTCATCACCAATAAAAGTTGTTTTACTTAATCCATCAATTTGTGTTTCTTTCATTTGCCTTGACCCCTATATTTTTTTTTATGCGGTATTCTTTTGGAATACGACTTTGCATGGCGACCTGGCCTTTTTCTTCTAGTTCGCTTAACATAATTGTTGACACCCCACTTTGGTGCTTTACCCATTATGACAATTCAGTAGCGTACAAATCTCCAGAGCCAATGAAAGCAACTTTATCCCCTAGAGCAACTTTAAATATTTCTACTTGCCCAGCAGGTAAATAAATATCAGTTGCTGCCGCAGTTGGTGTAGCAGCAAATTTAATATGCCCTGCTGCACTTGCAACTACTCTGACAAAAACTGTATGTTCATTAAAAGCAGTGCTAGAAGCAGCACTTGATCCTGATGAAGTTACCTTATGTGTTGTTCCTGGATATAATCCGTAATTATAAGCCATGTTTTTTTTCTCCTATTAATAAATTTATGAGGGTGGAAAAATCGCTAGACCAGAGCCACCCCCAAGTTTGTTATACTATCTTCTTATAACAATTGTAAAGTCTGCTGTGTGTGTATTCGTTGAAGCACCATTTGTCGTCAACGTAATATAACCGCCATCCTCTACATTGTTAGCTCCTGAAGGTTCGCAAGTATCTATATCTCCTGTTGCTGAACCTGAGTAAGCTATTGTTATAGTTCCATCAGTCATAGCAGTAGAACCCACTTTTGCTGTAATAACAGCATCAGCAGTTGCTATTGTTCCGCCTAAAACTGAATAGATTTTAATTACTCTCCCACCGTCAGGAACAGCGACATATACTGAACCAGCAGTTGATACGTCACTCATTTTGACCGTTAAGAAATAATCGTTAAGTGTTCTCATGTTTTTATCCTCATCGTTCCGCCCTTAATCTAATCTCAGAGCTTCAATGTTAATATAAGGTGAAGGGGAGCAGATATAAATAGATTACTCCCCTCACACCGTTAAGATTATGAAGTAGTTACGTCTGTAACCATACCACTTGCAGCTTCGTTTTTAGATTCAAGAGTATATTCAGTAACTAAAAATCTCTGATCTGCATCAGCAGTTTGTGCAGGATTTTGTAGTTTGAAATCTCTTAAAAATGCTACTGCCCAGAAATCCATTTCTAAGCATAAAACATCTTGTCCTCTTTTAGCCGCAGTTGCATTAGCTTTTCTAATCCAACGATTAGGCTGAACTTGTAGTGTTCCAAAATCTGACTCATAAACATCAATAGAAGTTATTAATCTTTTATCTTCTGCTTTGTCAAATCTAGTTGCACCACCAGTGAACATAGATAGTTTTTGTTTATTAAAAGCATTAAGTTGGATTTGGTTAGGATTTCCGCCACTGTCAAAACAGCTTCTTAAAACTGTTTTTAACAAAGTTTCTGTGAAAACTCTTTGAGTTCCATCAGTTCTAGCAGCTCCTGAACCAGCCCCTGAACCTCCAGTACCAGCAGATACATTAGTTGAAATCCAAGTTTGGACTCCTCCTAATTTTCTAGTTGGTGAACCAGATGTTCCAGCAGCAGCAGCTACGTTAGATAAAAGAGCATTTTCCATATCTCTTTTAAGTTCTTTTGCCGCTTTTGCCACTTGGTACGCTAACTCAGTATTTCTACCAGCTAAATTCACAGCGTCATCTGTACCAGACACCTGAACCGCTTTAGAAGAAATTTGAGTATAGTTACCTACTTTTGATGAGCTTGAAAGTGTTGGGTATGAAATACTTGCACCTTCAGCTTGAGCATTTGCCGCAACAGCACCCAGTGTATCTGTTTGCCATTGGTAGTGTGTACTGGTAGCTTTTGTTTTACCAATACCTGACATGAACGGAGTGTCCGTAGGTGATATATTGTAAATTATATCAGATAGGTCCTCTCTTATTCCTGTCGTATCGTAAGTTAATAATGTTGCCATTATTTTTTCTCCTTAGTTAGTTGTTAATGTATTTTGCCAAAAGATCAGTGGCATCTTTAGGATTACCACTTCGCTTCAGACGGTTTAATTGATCCAACCGTACCTGACTCATCTTTTCATCTTTTGCAACTTTAACACCTGGTTTAACAACCTTCGTAGGTTTGACAATTTTTTTAGCCAAATTTGGTTTCGGCCTATTCATATTGTTCCTATGGTTCATACCGTCTAAGACCACATCAAACATTCTACTATCGTAGATACTAGAAACTTCCTGATCGTTAAAACCTCTACCGACCAAATAATTTCTTAGGTTTGTTTTTAAGGTAGCTCCTTTAATAGGATCACTAAAATCAGGATGCTTTAACGCAACCTTTTTTTGTTCTTCCCTTAAAATTTCCTGAAACTGTTGATCTTGTTGAGTTCTTAGCTTTCTTTGAGCTTGTGCGATTGTTTCTTTTCTTCGCCTTATTTTTCTCTCAAGTTTGGCAGCTTCAGTTGGATCTTCATCAAATAGTTTATCTAATTCTTTTGAATTGATTTCACTATTGACTTCAGCGTTTAAAGTCGCTGTTAGATTATTCAAATGTTCAAATTTAGTTGAATAGTCTTTTAACAGACGATCTTTATCAGAAGATAGTTGCCGTCTTTCAATGGCAAGTTCTTCTGTCTTTCGTCTGTAGTCGGCATCTTTTTGATAACCTGCTTTTAGTTCATCAAGGTCAACATCAATCTTTTCACCATTCACTGTAACCTGGTGTAGATTGGTTTCTTGAGTTTCTTCAGCGTTTTCCGCTTCCGATGCTTCTACTTGATCTTCAACTTTTTGAGGTGTTTCCTCAACTTGAGTTTCGGATTGTTGTTGATCTTCAGATTTTTTAGAAGCCGTTTCCTTTTTTTCTTCTTTAGGTTTAACTTCTTCTTTTTTCTTTGTATCAACTTTGTCAGCTTTTTTCTCTTGAGGTTCGTTAGTTATCGGTGTGTTAATTTTTCCCTGATCTAACAACCCCTCAACAGCTTTAGCTGCACCTTGCATTGTCCTATTAGACAATAATGGATTTGCTTCAGACATAAATGTCCTCCTTTGGTTAAGCTCCCTGATTTGGGTTGGCTTATTCTAACCTTGATGATTAGAATTACTTTTCTTTAGATTTCTGGAAGTCGGCTAACTGTTTTTCTGCTAGTTTTCCAGTTTCAAGAATTTCTTTAAAATGTTGCTCTACTTTTCCTAGCACTTGATAGGCTATCCATAACTTTTCTCTAGCCTCATTCTCATGCACAGACGTTCTTTCTAGCAAAGCTTCAGAATAAATTTTTTTAAGAGCATGAAACGACTCTTTAAAAAGTTCATTCTCTAATATTTGTTTTGCTTGGGATGCTCTGCCCAATTCTTTGGTTCGTTTGTCCTGATCCCTGCTGTCCATTTGTGTTTTCAAAACGCTTAGTGAACATATTAGCACTTTTCTCAGCTTGTTCAAGGTTTTTT